TTTTTATGAGCATGATTTTAGCACTCAGATAGATGGCGGCACTTTCAGTTTATACGGATTACCGGCATGAGCAAACGATACTTAGATGGCGTTCTGGTTGACGCGGCAAAGGGTGACACTGCTGATGTGCCTACAGACGCAGAAAAGCTAGATGATATACGTCAGAGCCGTTGGCCTTTGTTAGAAGAGGCCGACATTGAAATCTACAAACTGGAAGATGCTGGCGGCAACACGGCAGCTTGGCGCACTTACAGGCAGCAACTACGCGATGTAACCAAGCAATCTGATTTGAACAACATTAGCTGGCCTAGTAAACCATGAGCAAGTCAACGGTATTATCTGTGCAATCACAGCTAGACACTCACGAGGCAGTCTGCGCGGAGAGGTGGAAGGAAACCATTTTGCGCATTAAACGTATTGAACATATCATGATAGGTGCTGCTGGCACGATTATAGTGTTGTTGCTGGGCATCATAGTGAGTGGATGATTCATGTGTTCTTGCTTTTTGTATATTTAGGCGTTGGTAAGGATAAGAGCCTAGTTAGTAACGATATGTATTTTCGCAGTGTTGATGACTGCGTGTACTTTGCACAACGGTTGCACAGACAGGGAAACAACATCACTGCTTATTGTTTGCCGAAGCTGGTAGATGACAAGGTAAGGGTCTACTGATGCTTGCGGAACTTGCAGCAGCCAATGCGGCATTTGCCGTTATTAAACAATGCGTTAGCAACGGTAAAGAAATAGCTGCTGCTGGCAGTGCAATCGCACAATTTGTTGGCGCAAAAGAAAAGCTACAACAAAAAGCACAGAAAAAGGGCGGCGGTTCTGATCTTGAAGAGTTTATGGCTCTTGAGCAAATCCGGCAGCAGGAAGCAGAACTCAAACAATTTATGATTTATGCTGGTCGCCCAGGTTTGTGGAATGACTGGCAACGCTTTCAAGCAAAGGCTAGGGTAGCAAGACGGGAAGCAGAACAGGAGCGTACAAGAAAACGTAAGCACCATTTTGAGGTTGCTATCATTACGTTTCTTTTGATTGTATTTGCTTGCATATTGGCTTCTGTTGTTCTCATAATTTTGCATGTACAGGGGAGACTGTGATGGAAGTAACGATGGAGCGGTTCTTGGCGTGGAAGATTTTGCCGCGCTTTATGATGTTTACGATGACGTTTATGTATATCAGGGTTATCGAATGGTTCATTTCGCTGCCGCCTAATGCAATGACTTCACAGGCTACAGCACTAACAGCTACTGTGACCGGCGCAATGACCGGCGCTTTCGCTGTCTGGCTAGGGTCTGAGAAGTGAACACGGTCTGGGTGGTAATATTGGTTACTGCTGTTTCGCCGTTTAACTACAACGTCGCGCCATTGATTGATGCTGATACTTTAGAAGAGTGCCACCGGAAGGCGGTTTACATAGAGCATGATATCCAACGTAGCGACAACCAAGAGATGATTTGCATTAAGGTGGATTCTTCCAAATGATACAGGCATTGATACCAATTGTAGGCGACCTAGCGAGTGGCTGGCTCAAGGGCAAGGCAGATGAAAAGGCTGCGCAGTCTAGGGTCAAGGTAGCCAAGGCAGAGGCTGAAGCAGAGGTCATGAAAGTTGCCGCCACGCATGAAGCTGGCTGGGAAAAAATTATGGCTGAAGCCAGCAAAGATAGCTGGAAAGATGAGGCATGGACTATTTTATTTATAGTTATCATAGCCATGTGCTTCATCCCGCCGCTACAGCCCTATGTAGAACGTGGGTTTGCGGCACTAGAAACCACGCCAGATTGGTTTCAGTGGGCTATGTATGCTAGTATAGCTGCATCATTCGGTCTTAGAGGCATAAAGGGATTGAAAAAGTGATGGCAAAGAAACCTGGCTTATATGCAAATATCCACGCAAAACGTAAGCGCATTGCTGCTGGCTCTGGAGAAAAAATGCGCAAGGTTGGTAGCAAGGGTGCGCCTACTGCTAAAGCATTTAAACGATCTGCAAAAACTGCCAAGAAAAAGAAGAAATGAACAAAGATAAGCTACGTCAAGAGCTTGCAGAGGACGAGGGCTGCAAGTACGAAGTGTACCTCGATCACTTAGCACTACCCACGTTCGGTCTGGGCCATCTAATAGTGGAAGATGATCCAGAACACGGTCAGCCTGTTGGCACACCTGTCTCTGAGGAGCGTGTGCGTCAGGCATTTTCTCTTGATGTTGCTGTCACGATTGATGAGTGCAAAGTGCTGTATCCTGACTTTGATGATCTGCCAGAAGAGTGCCAACTTATTATTGCAAACATGATGTTTAATATGGGAAGGCCGCGTCTCTCCAAATTTAAGGGTATGAAGGCTGGTGTAGATGCTAGAGATTGGAACAGGGCGGCAGACGAGATGGTGGACAGCCGCTGGCACGATCAAGTCCCCAACAGGGCCAAGCGACTTGTCAAACGTATGAGGGCTTTGTCTGATGGCTAAGACGCCAGCATGGCAACGTAAGGCTGGCAAGAATCCCAAGGGTGGCTTGAACCGGAAGGGCAGAGCATCTGCCAAGCGGCAGGGCATGAACCTAAAGGCACCTGTGAGGAAGGGTGACAACCCACGCAGGGCCAGTTTTCTAGCGCGTATGGGTGGCATGAGGGGGCCGGAACGAGATGCGAAGGGCAAACCTACCAGGCTCCTGCTTAGTCTCAGGGCATGGGGTGCAAGCAGCAAAGCTGACGCAAAGAAGAAGGCTGCTGCTATCTCCAAAAGAAACAAAGCCAAAAAAGGTAAGTCAAAAAAATAAGGGGGCAAAACCCCCCTATTTATCCCCCCCATATTTCTCTGGGTGAAGACAGCCAAGGCATATATCCTCACCAGTGCCTAGCGTAACCCAGTTGTTTTCGAAGTAATCACATTGCTTGCCGCAGTATGCGCAGTTAAACAACATGGATCTTCTTGTAGATTTGTGAGTTTTTGCTTTTGTGGCTTTGCGGTTCTTCTGGGCCAAATTCACGCTCCTTCAACTCGTCAACAAGATGCTCTGCTTTTTCTAGCCAGCTTGTGAATTTTGGTGAAGGTACGCGCTGCGACACATGAATCATTGTGGAATGATCTCTGTTCAGAACATGCCCCATCCTGCAATACGATATGGTTGTATGATCTTCACAAAGGCGCACAAACAGTTGCCGTGCATCCACAAAGTATGCCTTACGGCGCTTGCCGCGTAACTCTGCCAAGCTAAACTTGGTCACTTGTTGCACAATTTCAACAATGTCCAGAGCCTCTAACTCGCGGCAGTATTTCTTCCATTCACTGCCGGACATCCTGTTGGCTTTTTGTCTGCCTGATATCACCCTCTCCGCCATTGGAATTATCTTTTGCACGTTCTTCCTCCGTTATCATTTCCATCGCTGCCTCGAAACAACGCTTCGTGAATAACAGCATTTCTCTGCTGTCCATTTTTTTGATGTGGAGGTTGCCATCAACGCTGACAGCAACCCCATCGTTTCTAGGTATCACTAGCAATGTTTGCTGGTTCATCCGTAATCCTTTCGATTTCGGCTCGTGTAATGTACCAACGCCCACCCAAACGCTTGCCCTTGATAATGCCCTTTTGGAGCATCCTGTTGACTATGTTGAGTTGAGCCTTGGTATCCTTGCCAAACAACACTAGAGCGGCCTCTCTGGGCCTTAGAAGCGCCTTAGAAGGGGATGTCTGGGTCATCGTCCTCTGCCTTTGGTTGTGGTGCCGCATATTTGGTGCTGATTGCGTTGCCGATTGGCTTCATAGCTGGCTGTGAAATGCCGTCAGCGATACTGTCCTCACCTTCGTACTCAGTAACTCTTGAGATGCGAATAGAGATAGTGCCATCGTCGTTGGGGAACAGCGATACTTGGTGGCGTTGTCCATCTCGCAAGGTGATGTCTGCATAAGTCTTCTGTTCAGCGTCGTAAGGCTTCCAGTTGCCATTGCTATACTGCGCCTTGCCCTTTCCCTCAGTGTTGGGAAACAGCTTGATGTAGGTAAGTGTTTCATAGCGTCTAGCCATTCTGTTTTAACTCCTTCTCTTTCAAAACTTTCATGCGTTCCTGCGATTTGCTTTTGATGTCTTGATAGATCTCAGGAAACTCTTTGTTGGCGATTTCCATGTATTTCTTAGTGAAGTCTGCTTGCACCCATTCCTTAGTTTGCTTCAGATCAAACTCAGGCAGAAAGTCATTAGCTTGCTGTTGCAACTCTAGCAGACTAGCCGGCGGCTGCTTGGGTGGTGGCATGGACGCTATAGCCTCCTCTTTCCTGCCCACACCATCCATCTCGTTGGCTGACGCATACTCGCCGCCAGCCAAGCCAAGCGATGCCAAGGCACGGCCAATGGCAGATGTCTCACAGTTCTCCAAGGCGCTTGTCTTGTTGACGTTGCCCTGTCCTCTAATCTCCTCGGCCATGCCGGAACCAATTACAACGCCGTCCATGTTGGTGATCTTGGCCTTGACGACAACACGTTGGCCGTCGTCTACCAGTATGTGTGTGTCTACACCAAAGTCCGTGCCGTGAACTTGGCGAAACGCCTCCATTCGATGCACCACCTGGGTGTACTTCTTGCCACCCCTTTGTTTCACACCATGACTTTCGTTCAACTCAGCGACGATAGCCATTGTTGGTTTGAGATCAGTCATTCATTTCTCCGCTGGAAACGCCTAGCTTATCAGAAATGAGATGCACAAACAGCGCCAAACTCCTTTCCATATCAGCTAGTCTGTTGTTGTTGTCATAAACTGCTTCGTGCAATTCATCCACGCGCACAAACAAATCGTTGATGCTCTCCTGCATGTCAAATGGTGTGACGTGCGGGGTGTATGTGTCGTCTGGTTCATGCGCCATTGTAAAACTCCTTGTGCCACATGACCATCTGGCCACGACCTGACACGCCTTTGCGCTTGGTACCATCAACCTTGATGAAGCCTTTCTCTTTTAGCTGTTTGTATCTAGCTGTGACGGTGCTATAACCGTGTTGCGGCAGGGCTTTCAGCACTTGGTCTGAAATGCACCCTGCTGCACCGAAAAACCAGATTGCATCAGCGACTACGCTTTCCATCTCCGTTGCATTGATGCTCTCTGCTGCGTCATGACTGGTTGCCGGATCCTCTCGGCGCACCAGCTTGAAGGCCGGTGTATGTTCCATCACTGCTTACCCTCCATCTGTTTCCTACGTCTCTTGGACTCGATTTCGACGTTATAGCTGTACTGTTTGATAAAGGCTTCAGTTACACGGTCTGATGCGCTTTTAACTCGGTACTTGTTTTGGTAAATGTCGAGCACTTTCGCGTACAGAATCATATCATCTGCTAGGCTTCTTAAAGCCTGTGTATCGTCTCGTTCAACAAAGTCCTCCACTTCGCTTCGCTCTGTCGCGACTTGGAATGCAAGCGAGTTAATTATCTTCTTTAATTCGTCCTCTCTGAACGTGATGCTTACTTTCGCCTTGGGGCGTCCTACTTTATTAGCCATTAAAACCTCCATAGTTGATTGGCTACGTCTACAATTGATGGGCCATGACGCCGTGCGATCTCATTAAAGTTTGGCTGAACAAGTCCAGCTAGTGTGCGCCATGATCCGTTGGCGGCCTTCAGCAAATTCTGACTTATCTGCCATGACCGCACTGCTTCAGCGTATGCCTTCTCCAAAGCGTCAGGCTTGAGTTGGTCACAGTTGTCGGCGTCAGCTATGTAGTAGCCAGATGCGGAGACAAACAGCAGCGACGGTGGCTCACCTGTAGCTTTGTTGTAAACGGCTTGCTGAATTTGTTGTTGCGCTGTGGGTGTGATGCCCTGCACCTTTGGTACTCGCCACGAGCGGGTGCCATCTTTTCTAGGTGGGTTGCGCAAAGGCGGCTTGGCTTTCAAATCTACCTGTTTACCGCCGCCGGAGAAATCTTGGTAAAGCATGATCGGCACATCAATCTTTGGCTCGTTGTGCCAGCGTTGATATTCACCTTCAATCATATTGGCGTGTTTGAACGCCTCACGCACACCATCAACAGCATGCAAAATCATATCTGAAATGTAGTCTTTGAATGCTTCAAACTCTTCAGCGTCCTTGCCACCATCCCATTTGCGCGGCTGGTAGCTGTTGTAACGCTCCATAATTTGAGCAATAGCCTTGGCTGGTTCCATACCATCTTGTTGGCCGACCATAGGTTGATAGGTGTCTACTCCAAGAATGAGGTTGGCACCATCCTGCACCATGATTCCGCACCACGGCCTAGCTGCCATCGGCATCCTTACGCCAAGGTGGCGACAGTACCACTTTAAAACTAACTCCCACTTTTCTTGTGTAGCGCCTGACGAACTGTCATGCTTTGCGCCAATCGGCTCTCGATAGGTTGGTGTTTCTCTGGCCATACTGTGCCTTTCTGTGGTTCTTGATGCTTTATGTAGGTGTTATTGCATACTACTTGACAGACTGTCAATGCATTTGTTAAAAAAAGATATGACGTTATCTGAGTATCTAAAAGCAAACCGAATTAGTCAGGCCAAGTTTGCACGGCGCTGCAACTTGTCACCGGCTGCTATTTGCAGAATACTTGATGGCAACAGGTATCCAACACCGGAAACGATGCGTCGTATTTTTCTAGCAACCGAAGGGCAGGTGAAAGCAAATGACTTTTTTACCCAAAAAATGCGAGGAATGTAACGGCTCTGGCTGGGTGCGTGTAGCATCTAGCTGGGATGAAGGCGACGTTGTGCCTGATCTCTGCCCTGACTGTGATGGCACTGGTGAGTTTTATCTACAGCGTCCTGAGTTTTTTCAAGAAGCAGATATCGATGCGCAAGGCGCATTTAAATAAAGGAGTATAACTATGTTACAATCCATCATCAGATTGTTTTTCCCCTCTCTTTCACAGCCTGCGGCAGAGCAACCAAGTGCAACACCACCGCGCATCGTAGAAAAAACAGCACCGAAAAAGGCTGTTGCTAAAAAGCGTGGCCGTGGCAGACCTAAGAAAAAGGTGTAGTTTATCAAGAGGGTTTCATGGACGATCTGACTGTTCAGTGCGCCACAGCAGATGATTTGACATATATCGACAGTCTGCAAAAAAAGAACGCTGAAGACTTGGCTTTTTATCCAAAGCAAGTTTTTGAACGCGAAGTAGAAAATTTTAGGGTGATATTGGCAAAGGTCAACGCTGAACCAGCAGGCTATATCTATCACGGCGCTTTAGGCCCAGCCTGTAAAATTCATCAAGCATGTATTCAATACGACCTACGCGGTCAGCTTTATGGTGCTGGCTTAGTACGCCATCTTTTGCAGATTGCTGATTTGTCAAATGTCCTATCTGTTACGCTGCGTTGCGGCTCAGACATTGCCGCCAATGACTTTTGGAAAGCGATGGGGTTCTATTGTGAAGCGGTTACGCAGGGTGGCGTAACGCGCATGAGGGATATTAACTGTTGGCGTTATGATTTACAGCAGCCTTTGTTTACTATCCAAGGTGAGCCAAGTCGCAAGAAAAAGGACAGATCGGTTTGGGCGAAGCGAGGAAATGTCTCTTCCTCACCATACGCTAGGGGCAAGCAAATGAGGGCTTACAGAACTT